AACGTTCTGGATATGCGATACCATTCCATAATAAGACTCAAGATCACCGGCGCCAGTAGCATTAAGACCAGTAGTAGACTTACCAAACAATATAACCACAGGAATGCCAGATGCAGCGCTAAGTGCCGTCTGATATTCTTGGAGTAATGATTGGACACCATCCATGCCTAGATTTTCAATAGAGTATTCATCGGACGCATCAACAACAACGCTGTTAAGGTTGCCTCTAACTAAATCAACAGTATTAATGCGCTTGCTAACTAGGCCATCAGCTTCTTGTGCGAGCAATTCGCCCAAGCCTTCCATCTTATATACGCCTTGTTGTTTCCTTTCCAACAAACGCAAAGACCACATAAATCCTTGGTCGTAACGAGATATGTCTTGAATGCATCCTTCTAATACTGAACGACCAGCCCAATTCAAACCTTGTCTATGAATGTATCGCTGTGGCATTGGTTCGCCACCCATAAGCAATAATCGAGTTTCATGAACCCTAAAGGTTTGTACTCCTGGCGGACTCAAATCGTAATATTCGACGGTTCCAAATTTAGCAATATCAGTCTGATCAATATACAAATACTCAGTAGGTTTAATAGCAGATAAATCATACACTCGGATTTCGATGACTTGCTGAATATTGTCATAGTTGAGTGGTTCTTCTAGCAATCCTCCATCGTCTGTGATGAGCAGTAATGCTGATCCTCCATATAGTCTAGACCAGCGTACAGCATCGGCCATTCTAGTGTATACAGACAAGCGATCAAGCTCATCGAAAATAACGCCATCTTCATCGCCATCAATTTCAATTCCACGCTGGAATGCATCGTCGGCTGGTCTATCAATGATCTTCTGAGCAATGCCAGAACTCATGTAAAGATCAGCATAGTCATACATAGAATAGCGATTAGACCAATATCGCTGTAGACTATTACGCCAATTGGAAGAATTGTAGTTGGTAATAGATGTGCGATCAAGCCCAGTGCCTAGGCCAGACAGAACGTTTTGCCAACCATCTAATCTTTTGGCAATAACATTCATGATGCTAGTGCTTCCCATTTAGCGAATAGAGATACAGTAGAAACACATTCAAGAAAAGCACCACTACTAGCATCGACATAGTCATCGTGATCACCTTCAGGAAATGCTGCCATTTCTCTTAAGTAATCACGCACCCAAGGGCCATCCACAATGTCTACATTGCCTGCCTGCCATTGTGCGGAAAAAGGTTCTGCCCTGGTTTCCTTTGGTCCGGTTTCTCGAATGGACTTAACTTTGTATCCTGCGAGATGAGCAATGATAGATGCTGATTGATCCTTTCCAGCTTGTCCTGGATCTTGCGGCACGATAGTTGTAATGCGTCGATATTTGCTTCGATCTTGCGAAGCAGTATTAGCAAGTATATCACGCACGACATTAGCATTACGCCGTACGTTAATACCATCAGCAATAACAAACCGCCCATTCTCTCTGCGACCCATTAGTACAGACGCTGTTGCGCTAGGCGATGTATTCGTTTCATTAGGCTCTGTAGCAGCTAGGTCCCATCGCCGCACCCAACCTTTAACATCAGTTGGTTCCGCAGAAATAACATTAGCCATATGCGTAGGAAAGTATGATCCAGCACTAGGCTTGATCTTCCAGTTACCATGAAGCAAACGTTCACGCTCAACTCTAGTCATCATTTCCAGATTAGCACGATAATCTGGATCTTGTTTGTTGAGAATAACGTTGTCTTCAAGAGTAGCTGGTATGAACGTAAATGATTTCGGCAACGATCCAGGCAGTTTATTCAGTAACTCCTGGCGCGTGTTACCCCAAATCATCTTGTCGTCAGAACGAACAAAGTATCGTATAATACCACTTCGCTCTGGTATCGGATATCCAGTGTCTTGATCAATCCACCAAGATACTAGATCAGCAACCCAACTATCAGCATCCGGATTACAAGTCGCACGCACATACGGTCTAACACCACACATAGAACGGTTGCGAGACAGCATATACCAGAATTGTTTCTCCGAAAAATGTGTTAGCTCATCATAACCAATCAGTGGTATCTGCGAACCTTGCCAGTCATTCACATCCTTTTCGTTGTGGAGATGACTAAATGTTATTGTAGAACCATTAGGAAACTGCCACATTTTATGTGGACTTTGTTTTGGTTGCCCGTCCAGCCGCAGGTATATTTGAAAACTAGTGTCGAATAGGCCACCCTCCGAGGTTATTTGAACAGCTTCACGTCTGAAGATGACTGCTCCAAAGTCATCATTGTCTATGTGTCTACATGGTTCTAACAGTAAAGCGTATGTTTTACCTCCGCCAGCAGCACCTCCATATATTGCTATGTCGGCTTCAGTAGACAAGAATTGTTCTTGTGGTCCAGGCTGCGGTCTAAGATCAGAGTCGTTGTCGAAACCATCATACATATTATGCCGCCTCACTATCAATAATATTGACAGGAGTATTCATGCGGCCATTGTCTGGTAAATATACTTTGACCCTACTAGAGCTTTGGTTCGCACTAGTATCGTCATTAATGTATACTGTCTGGCGCGGCTTACCATAGCCACGATTCAAAACAAGTTCAAATAACTTGATTCTATCGCCATGTGGCAGATCAGGATTAGCAAGCATTCCGTCTATTTGATTTATGACTGTAAACGCACGTTGCCGACACGCTGTCATAACGTCGCGCAAAGTATAGATGCGCTCTAGCTCAGTGTGAGGATCGAAACCATCAGGCATAAGTTTTCGCGGAAATAACGATCTTCGCGTTACTCCTAAATCGCGTCTGTGGATAGTCACTAAACTAATATCTCGCGATAAGTTTATCGTTTCTATTTCGTTCTCGTTATTGGATCGGCTCTAGTTGATTGTGGAACAAACAGTTCCTTAAACCAATCATATATTTCCCACTTATTGTCTGTGAACTTTACAAGTTGATCTATTCTAACAGGTTGCTTAGGAACGTTAAGCCATATGTGCCAATGGCTACAACGCAATACTCCATACTTTGTTATTTCCTCATTATAATCTACAAAGCCAAGAAACAAGAAACAAAAGCCTCCTGCTCTTTGCCATTTGGCTAACCAAGCGGCTTGATCAGCAGTTAGCTCTGAAATTCTGAATGTAGGATTATTAAATCTATATTGTATTACTTTCAGTTCAAACCATATAAGTCTAGAGTTGTTGATTTGTATGCCTTTGTCTGGCCAGCCGGCAAGGCGGTCGCTGGGCGTCCAGATCTGATATTCCTTGAACATATCATTAAAGTGTTTAGCTAGATGCTTCTCTAACATAGTTGGATGCTCCTGGCGCCACTCACTAATCGTTACGAGTCAATAAATTACCCGAATTACTCGGATTACCGGTAATTCTTAGGAGTTTATATATCGAAAATATAGAGATGTTTTAAACATGACATATTTTTTGAAAGCTTTCTCACACATAAAATCGGTAATTTCGGTAATTACGGTAATTTAGAAATCTTTTCAAAAACTTACACAAATTACTGGAGAAACTACCTTCGGTAATTGACAGTAATTTATCTATTGAATACAACATAAGTCTTTCCTCCAATTGTTTCTCGTTTCGATTCATATCCCATTTTTCTCAATACTTGACCATATCTATTCCTAATTGCTTGTGTAATACTGACTTCAGACATAGCTCTACCAGAAGTTATAATATAAGTAACAATATCCTTGATAGTAATTTTGTTTTGATAATCAGGATTCAATCCAATCATTTCTTCAACATGTTCCCATTCTGCCCATTCATGAACAATATCTCTAATTTCAATTTGTTCTTTCTGCAAATTCATTTCTTCACGAGTCAGATACGGTTCAATACCTTTCAAGTAATATTGTTCTTTAATCTGAGCTAATATTTGAGGGTATTCTGCTCTAAATCCTTTATGATCAATAAATTCATTTTCTTCAAATAATGATTTGATAGGGATAGCTCTTGTCTCGCCAGTAGGATCACGTAGATATCTATGTTCGTTTGTAGTAACAATACATATGCTACGTTTTGGATGATGAGTAACTAATCTACCATATGGCAACCTAAGTGTAACATCTGTTTCTGTTATAAATCGTTTCCAATCATTCAAATTAAATCTGTTCATATCTAGATCAGGAAATTCAATAACAGCGCCAGGAGCGACTAATTGTAAGAAATCTTTATCAATGTTTTTGATTGATGTGCTAACATACCAATATGAATTATCAGGCTCATAAGGATTGACTGGAAGTAATGCCTTACAAAATGAAGTTTTACCAATGTTTTGGTTTCCTTCAATAGCAAAATAGTAACGTTGTCTACAGCCTGGATTAAAACATCTCCATACTTGAGATAATGGTAACATTCTCGCCCAAGCAGCAGACCATAATCCTGGTTCTGCTTTCAAATAACGAACAACCCAATTTGTATTTGGATTTGTTACTCTATCATCTTTATCCCAGGATGGTAAACTTAATAACAATTCCTGATACATATCAATTTTTTCGTAATGAGAAACAATTTCAACTACATCATCTAGACCAATCCAATGTTTTTCATCAGGGAATATGTTATCATTCAATGTTTTCTTTAAGCTGGTTCTATTTATATTGTCATATGGATAGTATATGTGAGTATGACCATTAGTCATTAGAGGTAATTTGAATTCATTAGTCAATGATATCCATGGCATTTTAATGAAATATGGTTGCTCCGACATAGTATCCAAAACCAACTTAACATCAATAGCATCCTTAATTATATCAATAACATGAGAAGTTGTATATGCAATGCTACCTTTCTTATCCATCATCGCAGATAAGTCGGCATTTGTAAACTTGGCACCTTTTTTCTTTGATTGTTGTTTAAGATGATTTGCTAGATTAGACTCAATAATTTTCTTGATACTACCTTTTAATTTGGTTCCATTAAAAGCATTCAGTATTCTGTCAATAGACATCTCTCTTTCAAACTCATCAAGCGCCAGGAGTTCATCTATTATGTCAGCAAAATGTTTGTCCAAAAAATCTTTCTTGTCAGAAACATCTGCACAAGTATTTAATCCACCCATTAATTCTTGTACAGTTATTGACATGTCATTTCTCCTATATCTAACATCTCTTTTGCAAACATTATTCTACACAAACGACTGATATTTGGAGGAAGTTTATATGGATCGCATTTACCTTGTTCTTTAATTTGAGTAGATACAATTTGAGCAATCATTTGTTTTCTATCATAATCATTTTGACTTTCAATCCATAGAATTGTTTCCATTTCACTAAGTTTACTTAGTCTTTGTTCTATTTCAGAAAGAGTTGGCCTAGAACTCATTATCATTCTCCATTTCCTGTTTTCCTGCCTTTATTCCATCAAGTATAGTTTGCATATCCTTTTGTCTATTTCCCCTCCATATTGCTGTTGCCATGTATAATTCATCAA